GCCAGAGCCGACATGGTACGACGTCCCGCCGTTTGCGAAAGACGGCAAATCGCATCCCTGCTGGGTGGTCGGCGAGGAGTATCCGTGCGCCACGCTTTGGAGTCATTTCGCACTGCCGGCGCAATGGGTGTATTCCACCACCGAAAACGAAAAGCTTGTGCCCATCAACGGCCGCCGCGTCTGCCCCATTCACAAGCCACCGGAGCCGACCACGTGAGCGACAAACCATCACCTATCACGCGCGCTCAATGCACGCATGACCAGCGTCGTTGCTGGGACACGATCGCGAAAGTGATACACCTGGATCGGCAGAACGTCTATCCGTGCGGCCACGGCATTCGCACTTCGATTTTCGGCGAAGCGGCGACGCACGATGCCGGCTTGTTGACTTGGCTGGTGCTACTTGCCCATCGCGATTGCCTCCGCATCGCTATCACCAGTGCGGGACCGCGGCGCATAGGCATCACGGCACACCCGCGAGACCCGTCGGCGCGGTCCAACATGGACGGTCACCCGTCGCTGGATGATTTGATCGCCCGCGCTGAAGCAATTAAGCCCCAGGAGCCGACCACGTGACCGACACGTATGACATCCGGACGTCCCAGTATGATCATCCCGAGAGCGAGCGAGGCCAGCACACGAACGGGCCGGCTAAGCTGTACGTGCGCCGCCCAGACGGCCCGTGGTATCGAGTGCGGTATCAGGCCCCACACAAAGTTCGCTTCCTGATCGCGATGCACGGCTTTGACAATTTCGTCGCCACGCACTGCACTCTCTTGCCCCAGGAGGCGCCTCAATGACCCACGACTATCACGGCCCGTGCCTGATCCTGCTCGACCGCTCAACCACGGTAGAGGTGCGTCGCGGCGGGAAAGTTGAGTCTGTGTCGATGCCCCGAGTCGAACCGCCCCACGACGAGCCGAGCGTCAAGTAACGCTCGCCAGCCACCTCGACCAATCGGCCGCCATTCGGGCGGCTGATTGCGTTTCCACCCATTGGCGAAGATGCTCGCCTACGCCAAGCCGATGAGCCTCCAGCACCCCCGCCGCAATATCGGCAGGACAAGCCGGCTGCGGTATCCGCCCGACGCGCGGCCACACGTCCGCGACCACGCCGACCCTTGTAGACGCTAGCGGCACGCCAGCGGCTAGGCACTCGACCGCCGACAAGCAATATCCCTCCGCATCGCTCGCCACGATGCCCGCGTCGCAAGCTCGCCATACGTCGCCAACGTGCTCGACCGCATCGACCACGATGACGCGATCCGACGCGATAGGCCGGTCGCTGCCGCGTCCCGCCATCACGATTGACCATTCGGGCGGTAAGTGCTCGACCGCAGCCACGATCGAGCGTATACGCTTCTCCGGGCTGAATCTTCCGACGTAGCCTGCCACCTTGCCGCCGACCGGCAGCCCGAGGCGTTGGCGGGCCTCGTTGACCGTCAGCGTAGATCGGCACCGCTCAAGATCCACGCCGTTGGCAATGATTCGTGCCGTCCCAGGACAAGGCGCCGCCGCGACATCATGCACGGCCGCCCAGTGATCGACGTACGGCGCGGCGGCCTGCATCCACCAATCGCCGCACCCGTGCGAGACACCAACGATCCGAGGGCCGCGACACCTCGCCAGCGTATCGGCCGCGATCGACCACACTACCAGCACATCGACAGCCGCCGCCACGGTCGCCGCCGCTAGCTGACCGCTCGCTACCGTGTGGCAGCCTTCGATATTCGCGCCGCTGACGATCGGCGCCCACCTGGCGACCCTCGCCACGCTCAGCGGATCGGCACTCGCCGCCGATCCCACATGGCCTACGATCGGATCGATGCCGCTGCTCAGCCGCCACTCTCGCACCAGAGACGCTAGCCACGACTCCACGCCGCCGACAAGTAGGTTAGGGGTCAGAATGCCCACCCGCAGCTTGCCCACATCCTGCCGATGCGTCTGCGGTTGATCCCACTTGCCGAGCGGGCAGTCTTCCGTCGCCATCCTGATTTTGTTGACGACTGCCCATCCGCCGCGACTGACACGGCACCCGCACATCGAACACGCCGACCGGTCGCGATCGTAACGCGGGCAGCCCTCGCAAATCTCGAACAGGCGGTCAGTCTCCGCGTCGGTGCGAGTAGGCCGGCCTGCCCCGAGCCATCGAGCCAGCGCCGCCGCGTAGCCCCGCAGCATCTCTTTTGCGGTTGCCGGATGCTCGACGCCACATTGTCGGTGCGTCTTCGGCTTGCGGGCACGGTAGCCGCAGTAAATACAGGTGAGGGCATCGTCGAAAACGCACTGGCTCATGGGATCGCCGTTACCTTAACCACACTCGGCAGGTCGCACACAGGGTACGTCACCCAATTCCACGGTGGCGCACCGCTTAGTCCGCCATCGATCACAAACGTCTGCTGACCGATTGGAACTGTCGTAAATAGGCGCGATTCAAGCGTAGTAAGCCATTGGCGGAACGGCGGAAAAGGCGGGATGATCACCTCGTAAAGCCACGTGAATTGGGCCGTCATGAAGGCGCTCACAAACGGAATTTCAAAGTCCGTCTGCTCATCGCAAATGAAATCATCGTAATCGATCAGCGTTTGATACTTAGCGTAGATACTGCCCTTAAAAAACCGCGTCTGTCGCGGGTCGCCGTTGTCGTCGTATTCGACGCCGGTGTTATATCGCGTCTCGATTCGCAGCGTGAACGTCACTTGGTATTGAGTTTCGTTGACGCAACGCACCTCCAGGTCCATCGGCTGATTGTAGGCGATATAGCCGTATCGCAGATAATCCGTTTCGCAGTCCTGCGTCCACGACGGCTCGTTACGCCAAAACGACCAATTGCAAATCTCTGGACCGGATCGAGCAAGCGTGAACACGCCGCCTAAATACTCATCGCAAGTATCGCACTGTCCGTCGGTAAGCAATATCTCGACATCCCATTCCGTCGGCGCGTTGCCGTTGCAACAGTCCTCGCAGTACGAGACGCAACAACATCGAGCCACGCCAAAACGGTTCTTCATGGCGGACACTCCGCGTGAGTCACAACCCACTTATCCTCGTCATGGAAATATTGGATCATCAAATCCGATCCATTCTGCACATCGCCGGAGCCGGTAAGCCAATTGTAATTGACGGTGATATTTCCGCGACTCGTGCCGTTTATGTATACGTCGGCTGAGCCAGTCCCGCCGTCGGTGATTGTCGTCGTTGCCCGTGCTTTTCGCACCGTCTGCTCGTTGTGCCCAAGGTTGACAACGCACGTTTTGACGCCGGTTCCCGACGGCTTGTAAAGGATGCGAGCATAACCGCCAAAGTCGCCCTTAAACTGCGTTGATCCTGCTTCTATTCGGCAATGTGTGTTGTCGGCATCCACGACGTTCACAGTGGCGACAACGGCACCAGCGGTGACGCATCGAGCAATCGCCCCGCTCACTGTGTCATCCATTGTCACCGCGAACACTGGATCGGCCACACTGACGCCACGGGCCTCGCCCTTAAAGACGATCGACCCGTTAACCGGCGGATCCGTGACGACGCCGTTAAGCATCAGCACAGCACCGGCGGATAGACTGCCGCCCGAATCGTTTCGCGCAAAGATAACATCCGGCTTTTGAATCGGCCGAATCCACCATTGAGCGCCGACACCGATGGCGTGAATCAAATCGCACACGACCGGCACGTCTTCCGGCAGGCTGGCGCCGTCCCATGTCCTGGCGACAATGGTTTTCGTCGAATTGCCTTTGGTTGTGCGGGCCTGCGTCCCAGGCGTGGCAGTGTAAGCATAGTCGCGAAGTCGCACGACGTAGACATTACCAGTCGTCGGGTATGTCGGAAACATCGTGTTCGTTGACGTAAATCCCGTGACCGTGCGAATAATCTCGCCTTCGCGCTGCTGCTGCTGTTGCTGCACAGCCAGCGTATCGGCGAGGGCTTTAAGCCGCGTATGGTCGCGCTGGATTCGCCGCAGCGACTCCTCGCTGAACTGCCGCATGTCGCTCATTATGTCGGGTTCTCGCTGATGCCGACCGAGACGACAAGCCCGGTGCCTTGCGTGCCAGTACTTCCGCTCGTCGTGATGACGACGTATAGCACATCTTTCGCCGCCAGCGACGCCGATGATACGGTGCCGGCCTGCTGCGTGTTGCCGGTGTCCGTGCTGCTGATCTCGACCGCCGCCGATAGCACGCTGGCAAGCGTTCCCGAGCCATCGACAGCCTTCTGGATGTCAACCGTGTACTTGAGGTCGCCACCCGCCGGCGCGGTTGCCGGACGAATCCAAACATGACTGATCGTCGCCGTGCCGTAGGCTAGGTGTATGGCCACGGTCTGCGTTGTCACCGTGGTCGCTGGTGCGATGGAGAGCACCTTTTGCGAGTAGTGGACGGACTTGGTGTAGGCCAATCGATCCGTAGTCAACGTCGAAAACACGGCGTTCGTGACGGAGTTTGCCGGCAGTCCAACCGCCCCGCCAAAGCTGGCCGTGCCTTGCACCTCGATGTCCCCGCGAAACGTAGTCAGGTCGCTCATGGCGCTACCTCTAAGGCTGTGTTGAGATATGTGTTGCTGTTGAGCAGAAACGTTTCCTGCACACGATACGTGATTTTAACCGGTGCGGCGTTTGGATCTTGTAGCGGCTGGCCGGCGCCGTCGAGTAGCTGCGGTGATTTAACTGGCGTGCCAAGCACCGGATCGAGGATAGGTGCTTTGATTGCGAGTCCATCCAAGATGTCCGTAAACGACACCGTACCGCCCTTGCCATCCGGATCGCCAGCGGCCACTTGTCGATTGAACCCCAAGTCGTAAAGCTGATAGGCCCAGCCGTCTGGATTATACGCCAGTTCGCTCGTGACTTCCTTATAGTCTTCGACGACACGCACGCCGTTCTTCTCGATCGACTCGCGTTTCATCTGCACGCTGATATCCGTTAGTTTCAACGTGCCCGCCGGGAACGTGCCGTCGTATTCGAGAAAGGCTTGAAACTTCACCTTTTGGTTTAGGATTGAGCCCACCATAGCAAGCTTGGTGACATCGAAAAACGCGCGGCAAACGCGAACGTATATACGCGCGATTGGCTTGTCGATCTGAATAGGCGGAGAGTCTATGCGGTCGCCGGCTGAGTTCTGAACGCGGATCTTGTCGCCAATAGCAAACTTCTGCACCGGATGCGTGAATCCGCCGAGGTAGTACGCCTCCTCCGCTGGTTCGCTTGTGGTGTTGCCTGCGATCCAAACCAGCGGGCGGAAGTCGAGAGGGTTCTGCGTCGGATTGCCCTGGTTATCGACTTGCTGCGCTGAGTTGCCACCGCCAGCACCGCCGGCCTGCGTGCTGAAGGTGAATGTCACTTCCCACACGTTCGCCGATCCTGCGACGTGCCGAGGTATGCTCACCTTCGTGCATTTTGCGCTACTGTCCGAGTCTCCGCCGAAACTATAACTGCTGTTGAGCCACGGGCCATTCGATCGGAAATACGCTGCGATCGCCGCCGGCCCGTCGGCAGTGCTCGACGTCTGGACACGATAGACCGCCGTGTATTCCACGGAGTCTGATGTTACGTCGCCAGTCGCACCGGCCCAATGAAGCGTGACGCTCGAAATGCTCATTTAGTAAAGCTCCACCGTTCCGACCGTGAAGGTTTCTTTGCTCTTGGTTTCTTGCAGGATGTCCTGTAGAAGGTCTCGCTGGCTCTTGAGAAGGTCGCGCATTTCCTTGCTGAATTCGGTGTCGGCCGTGCGAGGTGCGCCGGCTGTCATGGCCGCTATTTGCTGCTGTACGCTCGCCGCTTCGGTCGCTCGTGCTTGGTCGCGTTCCATGCCACGGCGAGCGTCCGCCATGGCCCTGAAGCCCTCCATTGTGTTTGCGGCCGCCGCACCGACGCCTTGAATCTCTTGATTGAGTCCGGCAGCCTCCAGCCTCGCCTCCAGTAGCTTGCTTCCGGCGTCGCCGATCGCTGCCGAAAACGTCTCGCCTGTGATGGCTCCCGCGCCGAGAAGTTCTTGCAGTTCTTGGGCAGTCGTCGCGAACGTGGCTTCCGGCCCTTGATACTGCTCGAAGACTTGCTGGCCGCGTTGCAGTAGCTCGTTGTGTCGAGCCACGCCATTAATAATGCCATCCCATTGTTTGCCGGCCTCTGCCAACTTCGCGGCGTAGTCAGTCGCGCCGGCGGTTGCGGCCTTTGTTGCGTTGGCACCCTGCTTGGCGGCCTCCGTGGTAGCTTGAATGGCTTCCGTGCTTTGCTGTGTTGCCTTTGCTGCGGTAGCCGCCACTCCGCTAAAAGCTTGTTCTACTGCCACTACCGCAAGCGACGCCGCGACGGCTGCGATGGCCAACTGAGCCCAACCCTTCGGCCCCGAGAACGCCTGAAAAATCGCCTGTGCTGTCGTCATGGCTTGGATCGCGGTGACGATCGACCGAAAAGCCGCAACCACTGTTCCCGAGTATCGAATCACCAGCGCGAACGTGCTAGCAAATGCAATGACCTGAGCGGCAGCTTTAACGGCCCGCCCGTCAAATGATCCAACCATGTCAACCAGCGATTCCATCGCCCCGACAACTGACGATGCCGCTGGCAACATGCTTTCACCGAGCGATGTCGCCAGTGATTCCACGCGCCCCTTGAGCATCTCGAATCGCCCGCTAACCGTCTGACCTGACGCCTCGATCATGCCAGCGAAGCGACCGCCTGCCGATGTCGCATCGACTAACGCCTGTCGGATTTCATCAGCCGACACACCGCCTTCGCTCATGCGATCTTTGACTTGCGTCAGCGTCTCGCCTGTTCGCTTGGCCACCTCTTGCAGTGGATTAAATCCGGCATTGATGAACTGTAGCAAGTCCTGACCAGTCATCCGCCCTGCCGCCGACACCTGCCCCATGGCGAGTGCCAGCCCCGCGAACCGCTCTTGGTTGCCCATCGAGACATCGCCGAGCATTTTGACGACTGGAACCACCTGGCTCGCAGACATGCCAAATCCGAGGAGCGTACGCGACGCATCGAGCAGTGTTTGCAGCCCGAGGGGTGACACGATGTCAAACTCTCGAAGATGAGAAAGAACGCTTGCCGCCTGCTGCGAATTGCCGATGAGGATGCCGAACTGCTGCTGCGTCTTTTGCAAATTGGCAGCTAGGCCCAAAGCCCATTGACCCACGCCCACCGCCGACAATCCGCCGAACGCCGCGCCAACAGACGCCGCCACCTGCCCGGCGACCGAGCCAAACGAACGCACGGCGGCCGACGCCTGATTAAGCCCCGCGAATAGTTGGCCGGCAGACGCCGACACCACAAACGACATCTTGCCAGCGTTAAGCGCCATTCTTCAGCGTCTCCAGTCGTGCGGCTTTGGCCTTCGCTAGCTTGTCGGCAATCTCTTCCGGTGACTCTTCGCGCGGCCAGTGCGGCCACACCCCACTAACGCCCTCGACGCCGTGTAGATGTCGCTGCGCGTACGCCTCGTGCCGCATATCAGCCCGCACGTCGCCCCATGGCTCATGCGACCAATATCGACGCCAACCGTCGATCTGCGATGCCGTCAGGCGGTCGCCAATCATATCCGGATGCTCGATGCCTAGGGCGAGAGCGAGACGATACGCCCACCGCTCGCCCTCTGTCAGTTTTTTGCCGGCTCGCCAGCCCCGTTGACATTCATGGCAGCCTGCCCGGCAGCCATCAACACCATAGGCGGCCAACTGGCAATCTCGCGCCGACCGTCGTCGCTATCGAGCGGACATGCCCCGGAATCATCCACGATCGACACAGACAGCACGAAGGCAAACAAGTCAAGCAAGGGCCCGCCTTGAATCTGATCGCCTTTAGCGGCCGCCTGCGCATCTAGGATGCGTGTCGATATCTCCAGTCCACTCTTTCCGCCGGCCTCGACAAGATCGAAGTCGAGACCCCTCGCGGCGTCGGTGAATCGCTCACGACGCCGCTTGATTGTGTAGCTCGCCACCTAGCCATCTCCTTACGTGAATGCCGATGTGCGCTGGATGGTAACATCCCACGCGTTGGGTTGATTGTGTTCAATCTGACTCGGCTCGACCTTCGACACGAACCCGCTGAACGTCTGCACGGTCGGCGTAGCGTCGGTGTAGGTGATGGTGATCGTCTTGACCGCCTTACTGCCGAATAGCGTATCGAGCGAAGTTTGATCGGTATCATCCGGGTCGCGCAGCAAGCGAAACGTGAATTCACTGTGCTTTTCGATGCCCGCAATGTAGGTCTGGAGCGTCGCATCAAGCGTCGTGATATCGACAAGCTCACGATCCCGCATGGGCGGCTTGGCGTTGACGATCAGGTCAATGGTCTTGGAGTCGACGACGACAACCGTCCCGAGTCCGATGACTGGCGTAGGCATGGCATAAGCTCCTATGGAATGATCTGCACGGAAAGAGCGGCGACATGCGCCACGTCATCACTACTAACACTGCGAGGAATGTAGTCGTCGCTATGGTCTTCGACGAATATCCCCTTGACTGTCGAGTCCGCGAACGATCCGCGATAGTTGTTGAGCCTGTCGCGGACGGCGTAGGCGAGTGTTTGGGCTTCGCTCAAATCCTCGCTGACACACTCAATGTCAAAAAACTGCTCGTATCCCGATGGCGAGCCACCATCGAGCGTGCGCGGTTCGTCCGTGCGGGATCGCCGAAACCACAGATAGGGCGGCGCACTCGATTCTGGCACCATGTTTTGATGGACGCGCTGGCCAACGATCGCGGTTACGCTCGCGCCCGCAATAAGAAATGTCCGCAGTCTTTCGGCGACGTCTGGCATTATTTCGCCGCCTCCGATTCCGCGCCACGTGCGAACGTCTCGCGGAATTTCGCTAGAGACGCCGATACATTTTGCTCGCCAGCCGGCCCGATAAATCGTCGCGGTCGCACCATGCCCGCGATAACCGCCTCTGTCTGGCCGGATCGCAGGAACCGCTTGCCGCGACGCAACAGCACGTTGTCCGCCATGGATGCGCCGGTGCGAGTACTAACAGCAATGCGATGACCGGACTCGACCAGATGCAAATAGTTGGCCGGCACTCGCCGACGCCCGCGCCATGTGCCTTGCACGTTGCGATCGGCTCCGACAACGCTAACCACGACGCCGCTTTGATACGTCTTCGTTTTGAGAACCAACGAGCGTCGCAACAATCCCGATCGGTCGATGAACGCACTAGTCTTTTTTGCGGTCGCTCGAATCGGCCGTGCCGCTGCCACGTTGGCACGCCTAAGCACTCGGCGACGAACACCATTTTTCACGTTCTGCAATTTGCGGACAGCCTGCTCGATGCCCTGTATCTGGATGCTAACTTCCATCGACGGCCTCCGCGCAAAGTAGCTCGATGAGCCCGCGATCCTGCCCAAGGTCGGTGATGTGTCCGATGTTTAGCCGTCGGTCGCCCCACTGCAAATAATGGCGGACGGTGATCTCCGTCCCGCGTCGCCACCACCCGCGCACGACGTGACTCGCCGTCGGGTAGGTCTGGCGAGCGTTGATAAGCTCCACTCCTGATAGCGTCCGAATCTCACACGGCCACGCAATCGAAAGCGAAACATCGGCGCCAGTGATCTGGCCGCGACTGTCGATAGCGGTCGCCGGCCGCTTGATGTCCGCGCGTTGCCGCATTCCGCCTAGGCGGACCATCTGCGGCACGATGCGTGGCATTCTTGCGGCCATGTTATGGGTAGCTCACTCGCTGATAGCGACGAACCATGCGTTCGTACGCCATGGACTCATCAATCTTTTCTAGGCCTTCGCGGTCTTGGAATCGTCTCGCGATATCGACGAGCATCATTTGCTTGTACGCCTGCGGGATCGCTGCTTGCGTCGCGTATCCCGCGACAAACGTAATCGTCACGCTATTCGGCTCGCCCCTGGCGGTTGGCCAATCAGCAAGATACGCCAGCGTTATTTCGGGTTCCGGCTCGTTGTTGTCAAGCAAGTATTCCGACGCCGACATCGTAGCCGTCGAGCCATTTTCGAGCGTGTAAACGATGCTCGTAATGGATGTGACCGGGCGGACGGGAAGATAAATCTCCGTCTCGCCCGGGAAGTCGTCGAGCGTCAGCGTGAAGCTGCCGGTTGCCAGCACGACGCTGCAATCGTGCTCGACTTGCTCACGGGCGGCGGTTATAAGCCGCAGCAAGTGGGCATCGTGCGCGTTGTCGTCGTCGGCTAGCTCGACATGCTTTTTTGCCTCCGCGAGGGTGATCGGCTCGAACGCCGGCGCACCCACGCGGATCGCCTTTCGCTCGCCAGTTGTCATGGCTTACACTCGCAGAATGTTGCCGTAGTTGCGTTCCGACGCACTCACCGGGCAGTCGGCTGCCCGCGAAAGCAATGCAAATGCTGTAACGTATGTGCCAGCACTGCCATCGCCGCACGTTGCCACGAGATCGATGTATCGCTTGCGTCCGCGGAGATCGACCTCGAACGCAAAGCACTTGTTATCGTCGGTAGCGGACGGCAAGGCGCTCGTCGTGCCTGCGATGCCAGCCGAGGTGCCGTAGATAAGCCCTGTGATGTCGGCCGCACCACTCATGCCCGAATCGTCGGATTCTTGCAGCTTTAGCGCCGTCATTGCGATATCGGTGGCACCGAGCACAACCAGCACTCGCAAGTAAGCGAATCCGGCAGTGTCGATGGTCGCGGTCGTCAAGCTGGCGTTGTCCACGATCGCGCCCGGCGGCGTGATCGGCACGAATTTGTCCTGTTGTGCAGCGTTCATTTTTGTCCTCGTTTTGTATCGCGTAAAATCTCGTTATGCATCGCACAAAATGCCGCGATGCATCGCATCATCGCGGCTTGGTTTTCACAATCGACTAGCTGCCCGGCGTGGCAAGCATCACAATCGACCCGCATTCGCTGGCGGTGCCTTTTTCATGGACAACGATGTCCAGACGTTCGGTTCCAAGAACCGCGATTTGCTGCGTCAAGAATCGCACTTCGCGCGAAACGTCGAGCGTCACGCCGCGACGGTCGCCGAACTTGACGCCTTGGCGAATGTTGCCGAAATAGACCAAGCCTTCGGTCGATGCCTGGTCGGTCAGCGTCTTGTTCATCACCTCGACAAACACGACCGGATACCCGAGGAACTGCACTTGTGACGCGCCAGCCGCAAGCTCCCGAGTGGTGTTGCCGCCA